TTAATTCTTTGTTTATCGACAGAATCTACAGCCAATATTTGGTCTGCAATGGCTTTTTCGGCCATTAGCAGTTCTTTCAGCTTAGATGTTTTTTCGGAAGTTGCTTTAGTTAAATCTTTTTGAGCAGCAGAAGCAGAAGTAAAAGATTTTTTTAGCTCAGCATCTAAGTCTTGGATAGCTTGTTTTGTATCTGTAAGCCCTTTCTTTAGTCCTGTATCATCCATACCAACAACAAAAGTCATACTATTAGCCATTTTTTAATCCTTATTGTTGTAAAAATCCAGCATTTTATAGTTGTAGTATTTGACCGCCGGAAGATATGGAGATAAATCTACCCCTAAAAATTGCTCCGAAAAGAGCAACAGTCTATCGATTTCAACGGAGACGGGCATCCCCATTGAGATTACTAAAAAGCTATCGGCATAATCACGGAGGCAACGGAAAATTTCTAATGCCTCCTCATCATTAGAGGGCAAAACCAGAGCTTGCCTAATCACGGGCGGGGTATCGTCCTTTAGCTCATAATTTTGCCTAATCTGCCTATAGCTAAGATTCCAATGCCAATCGCTTAAATCAATTAGCGCTTTCCCGCCTTAGTCGCTCCGAAATCTGTAAAGGTAGTCACAAATGTAGCGAAAAGCAAGCCTTGCTCCCAAGAGGTCAAAACAGTATATTCAACCCCATAAAGCTCGGCGATATATTTAACTTTATTTGCAAAGGCCTCATCCTCGTTGTCTCCAGTTATCAGGTCTATTTTTTTCATAGCCTCTGCCATTGCCTTTGGCTTTGGAGGTCTTATTGATGATAGATTAGGGGTCTTTTTGAGCGTTTTATTTCCATCAATATAGCCCAAAACTTTTTCGCTAATTCCTGCGTAAAATTCGGATAGCTCCTCTACAGTAAAGTCGTCACCATCGCCGCCATAATGCTCAATAACAGCGATACATAGCGAAATTTTATTTATACCCTCAGGTAGGTCTTTTATGCTGGGCTCCTCTACGGGAGTATTTGCTAGTCCGTCAAGTATTTTTTTAAGTCTGTCGTTCATTTTTTATCCTTTTTGTTAAATATCTAGTAGCACTTTAGGTGCTACAACCTCAATCTCTATTGTAGATTTGTCATTATCGGCATACGCCATACCTCTATAGGAAACCGTTATTGGCTCTGCGTTGCTTCTTGTTTTAGAAGGCTTAGCCATTGTGAAGTTGGCAATTTCTATTGTCATAGAACAGCCATTTGGCTTTCTCAAAACAATTTTTGCGGATGACTCTAGGTCTTCATAGGCCGCTATAAAATCATCTTTATCATATATGGCTTTAAAGTTGATTTCCACCCCTATATTGCCTGCAAAGTTTATAGATTTATTGTCTCTGCCGATAGTGTTGACCGTTGAAATGTTGTTATTGACGTTGATCGCAAAATCTATAACCTTTCCGGCAGTTAAAACATTGTTTATATATAGGTCTGCCTCGCCTACGCCATAAAGGTTGTCGGGGATAGTATATACATTGGTAGTATTCGGCATTGTTGCCAATGGAGCGTACGTGCCGCCGTCCTTAATTACCTTTGCGCTATGCTGCATACTATTCGCTACGACCGTAGGCTCTCCGGTAGCAAAAACACTTCCGGAGGCCAGAGACACGCTCGCCGTTTGGATTCTGGTTCCAAAATATTTTTCGTATTCGGTGTCCGGCGCTACATCGCAAGTAGCAGAATCCGCAACTTCTAGTATAAACGGAGGTACACAATTTTGGACTTTAAATCTGTTTTGACCTAGTAGCGGAACTATCATCCACTCAACGGTTTCATCCGTAATGATATTTCCATCCCCGCCAAAATCACCTGTAAAAGCAGACAGGTCTGGTTCGGTTGCCCCAGTTGTTCCACCTTTCAACGCCGTTAGTCCGTGAATGCCATCAGAGTGATTAACCACATCGCCAGTATCGATTAGCATTGTGGCTGCCCACGCATCAGCAGAATGGTTAGCCACAGCCGTATTGGGTTTGCCGAGTGTGATGTAAGCCCAAAGCCCAGCGCCATAAGCAGTCAAAGGAAAGCCCGCCGCTCCTGCAAAGCTTGAAAGACCTCTAACGCCCTTAACCGCTTCCCTAGAAGCCCTTAGCAGATTAGGTGCTTCCATTTGACTATCTTCGGTAATGCCGAAACTTGTAAGCCCTAGTGCATAAACCTTTTGCGCCCCTGCATTGTCCAGAAATTCATCTGTTTTTTGAATGGTGGCCCACGCCCCTGTGTGTTTTTTAATCATAAGAATCTCCCTAGTGTTTTAATATTTTCAAGGACACAAAAAGTTACGATTGCACTCATCAACTCGGTTGTCTCCCCCGGCTGCGTAAATACAATCGTTACTTTGTCTATCTTGATATTGCAGATACCTTGAAATCTGCCGCCACTTGTATTTTTATCTATTAGCTTGATTATTTCTCTTGCTAATACTTCAATATTTCTTTTGGTTTGAAACTGTATCGAACCATTTGGCTGCTCAATGCCTACAGTTTTTTTGCCATTGGTATCAAAATAATCCTCTAGCGCTTCAAGCGTAATTTCAAACTGAAACCAATGTTCATCTTGTGCCTCTCGCTCTATTGAGATTGGCATTGTGGTGACCGCAAAACAAGGCGTTTTCATTTCTATACCGATATGCGGGTTATCGTAATAGGTTAAGCTCACTCCGGTAGGCAATAGCGCCGCTAGAGTATCTTGAAAATCTGCATCCGTGATAACCCAGTCAACAACCTTAGTTGCGTAATCGTGACTATAAAATGTCATACGGCTTTTTTCCTTTTTATGTACACTTCATTTGCCCTTTGCCCTAGCATCTGAGTATATTTACTCATTATGCTTTGAATTTCAGGTTTGACATTTGCCAACCCTTCTTCCGCAAACCTATATGCTTTATACTTGTAAGTTTTCTTATCGTCATCTTTTTTTGGAAAATGCTTTTTATACTCTTCGGTAGCAATTCCCGAATTTAGCTTTTCCAAAAGTATTTGCGAAAGATAGCCTACGCCTTTGAGCTTGCCGCCTACGCTCTCAACGCCATTTTCTCTTTTGACCCATCGAACGGTTTTAAATTTACCGCCGATAACTACTTTAGGCGTGCCTTTGTAGCCTCTCCAGTCCATCATATTAGTGAACTGAATAAAATTCGCCATACTTTCTGGGTTTTTGATTCTCCCTAGTCTGTCTTTACGAATCCCCATTTCTTTGCCATTTGCCAGAACATTTGACCGGAAAGCCGCCCTTATCCGCATTGTCCCTTTATAGCCAATCTTACTAAGGACTTCAGCCGCCAAAATAGGGTGGACATATTGGATTGCAGATATTAGGTCTCGCCCATCACCCATTATTCTAAGGCTAACTGACATTATGAGTTTCTCCTATGCGAATAACCGCCTTGCGAAACGGAATAGCGACAAAGTATTGTGTACTGCGCTGTTTCTTCATTCCCAAAGCGTATAACCTCTTCAACCGTGTACTTCTTCCCATTTACGACTACACCGTCTTGCTTTTTAGGCTCAATATCCAAAAACACGTTTTGAAGGGTGATGTAGTCGTTAAAATTTCCTTCGGTATTCCGGTCATAGGTTTTAAACCCAAAACGACCGGAATGTACCTCTGCCCTAATATCTATTTGCGTCTGTCCGACTGGTTGATAGACAATATCCTGCCCGTAAAGGCTAGGGTTCGATATTCTCCATTGGTTGCATTGCAGCAGTCTTTCTACCGCTGTTTTTGGATTCGGCATTTACTATCACCAATACGTTTTTATTTTTTTCAAAAATAGAGGCCGAAACATTAATTTCTGTCCCGACTTCATATTTTTTCCCAACGTGACTAAAATCACCCGCTACTTTTACTTTAGGCATTTTTACCCTTTGGTTTTTGGGTTTTTTCCGTTTGTGCTTCTACGGCTTCAGCCACTTCTGCCACTTCAGCTACTTCAAGCGATTCTGCGACTTCTTTAGGAGCCTCCACAGTCTCAACCGCTTCTACGACTTCTTCAACCGTTTCTGCTGTTTCTGCTGTTTCAACCGCTTCTACGGACTCAGCTACTTCTACGACTTGAACCATACATTCGGGGTTGAATTCAACCCCATCCGGCAATTCTATCGCTCCCTCTGTGGGGTAGCGGAACTCGCCGTTTATTTTTACAGTGCATAGGAGTTCAACTTTCATATCAGGCCTCCTATGCTAATACTTTCATTACAACGCTTCTATTTGGCACAAGCACCATCGGCGATGTAGTTTGCACACCCAAAAGGTCATAAGTTGGGTTATCGAGACTATCTCCGAGTTTCATCTTCATAATCAGGTTATCGGAGCTTTTGGTAACGTCAACATCAGATGGGAACATAAGGTGTAGGTCTTTATGTAGACCGTTTGCTATGATGTTGTTTTCTTCCGGTGACAAGAAAAGGACTTTTTTATCTGGGACAGCATACTTCATTGTTTCCGATGCGTCATCATCATAATAAACACCCTCGTAGCCCCATAGCTGAACACCCATAAACATACCGTAATAAGTACCACCGCCTATTTCCATTCTTGACTCGAATGTAAAAGCACCAAAGTTATAGCCATTCATATTCTGCACAAGCGGCGCTACTTTTGCATTTCTGATTAAAGTCAACATAACCGACGGTCTTGCTATTGCATACCTCGGCTTAGCCCCATATCTAGCACATATAGCCAAAGCGTTTAGAAAATCTACAGCAGGGTCGCTAGTTGCTTCATTCCAATAGTTACCTGCCAATAGGTCAATAACATTTGACGAATTCCTGTTGAAGTCGATTATTCTATCTTCGCCCTCTCCGACGATTGCTAGAGTGCCGTTAAACAGCGCCTCAGTAGCCGCAACTTCACGTCTATTTGCAATCCTGTCGACAATCCTGTTTGCAAGAGCATTAGCAAGTGCCATAGCTCTCGCAACGTCGCTCGTCATTGAGTAGATATGCTCTTGTATCATTATCTGGTCTAGTTCTACCCCGTCAATGCTGTATGGAGCTTTTACGGTAGGAAGCGTGAAGTTGTATTTATCATACCCTTCTTTCTCGATTTTCTTCCCATTAACATAAGGGTTAACATACGGAGCCGCCTTTGCCTTTATAAAGCTTTTGTTTAGCTCGATATATCTATCGTTAAACGTCCAAGGCGTACCGGCAAAAAACTGTAGCATAAAATTCGGCTTTGGAGAAGCCTCCTCAACAGCGCCCGCAAAGTATTTTTTCACATAGTTAGGGTTTATCATTTTCTCCACACCTTGTAGGTAATATTTTTAGAAGCAAGCGTCCCTCTAATAAGGTCTGCCGTTTGCCCAGCGGCAAAAGTTAGTTTTGACTCATTAAAGTCACCTTTCACGATGACTACCCCTGCCTTATCCCCTCCGGTTGCGTCTACGGACTCAGCAAGAACCCCCACCATCTGTGCATCAAAGTTTAGCTGTGGAGCTGTTGCAGATGCACCGCTTAGCGTTACAGCTGCATTTGTCCATTTCCCTGTACTTTGTTTTACTACTACCATCCCAGCTGTATAGTTAACACCCGTAAGAAGTGTAACGCCAACTGCTTCGTGGCAACCGGAAACAAGATTGTTAAAACTTAGAGTTGTTGGAGCCATATCTACAGTCTCCCTTCTCTTTTATTTTTTTCCCTTAGCTGTTCCATTATTGCGGCTTCTTCTGCTTTTAACTTTTCGGCTTTATTATCTCCGGTCTCTATGTCGCCTTTAGCAAAAGCACCCGATGCAATAGTTTTTTTGCCGACGGCCGTTAGCGCTGCTTCTGCAAAGCCTTGCGACATCATAGTTTTTACCGTATCAATATCGCTAATTTCCATTTTGGCTACAAGCATTGCTATATTTGTAGTCTCTTCAAGCTTTGCTTTTAGCTTTTCATTTTCCCCTTGTAGGGCTATTACCTTTTCCCTCTCTGCCGCAAGTAGCGCTTCTAAACCTGCTACTTTTGTTTCTTCACCCATTATGGCTCCTGATTTAAAAGTTCTACTATTTTTGCTATTAGCGGGCATAGATGCCGAGATAGTTGATAAAAATTCGTCAAATGGCATAACGCCTTTTAAAAAGCCTATTGCAAGGGCTTTATCCGCAAATATCATCCCGCCTGCATTAAAGCCTGTTATGATTTGCTCTCGTGAGAAATTGATATTTCGCTCTAGTGTTTTAAAGAAAAACTCTTGATATTCGTTGACCATTTGGAGGCGTTGCGCCATACAGGAATCTGGGTCGGAACAACTTTTATTTGGGGCATCTGAAGATACTATTTTGATTAGTTTTTTATTATTTCCGTCATCTTTTTCCATAACAGAAACGACCCCGATAGAGCCGATTTGGGTTGATTCGCTTGCATATAGCCCATCTTTTGCGGCTGAAAAAATCAGCACACCTGCCGAGGCTCCTATGTTGTTATAGTATGTGTATGTAGGTTTTGTAAGGTTTCTTATTATGTCGGAGGTTGCGCCCGCATCTGCTACGTCACCGCCAACTGTATCAACTTTGAAGACTATAGTATTAACAGAGGGGTCATTCTCAGCTTGCTTGGTAGCCTTTGTAATATCATAATACGATATAGCTTGCACACCACACTCGGCGCTCATAGAGGTATGGGCTTTTACCATAGCTCCATCAATGCCTATAATAGCTATGCCATTTTGGATTTCATAAGACAGCCCTTTTGAGGCTGTTGCGGGGAGGAGTTTTGCTTCGGTATCTTCCGCAATCGCCATTAGCTGAGCTACAGCAGATTCACAAGCGAAAAAGAAGCCTTTATTTAGCAAAAAGGATTTGATATTCATCAAATATGTCCGTCAGTTTTGGGTGGTGTATTCTCTACACGTTACGAAATTATATCATACTTTTTTATTTATGACAATATTTTTTTTAATTTTCTAAATCTAACCTGTCACATTCGGCTTCTATTGCCTCTATATCGTGTAAAAGCGATAGTGTCTCCATCTTTTTTTGAGATAGCATAGCTCTGTCAAAGCCCATCTCTTGTGTATTTTCCGAGAGAATACCCGTAGCAGGTGTTTTAAAAATTTCAGTTCTTACCATTGCATAGGCCTCTCCTTTTTTAAATACGCTTACCTCCCCGTTTAAGAGTTTATCCGCAAAATCTTGACATATCATAAAATTACCCTTAAAAATTTTGTAGCGGTATCCGCTTCCAATTATTTGTTGCGACACACATATATAGATAGCTTGAATCCCAGCATATCTCACCTGCATTTCCCGCCGCTCCAGACGATGATGGTGTCCGCTGTTGCTCTATCCTAAGCACGTCGCCTTTTATGTGCACACCGCCTTTTATTCCGGATAAGATAGCGACAATATCGCCAAAGCAAGCGTTTACCCCCAAAAAAGAGAAGTTGTCGTAATCAAAAACTCCGAACCACCCTCTAGCTCCATAATACCCGCTATATCGGACATTGTGTGTTTGGTGTTGAATATATGTTGTATCGTCGAAATAGGGCAAAATCCGGACTGCCCCATTTTCGTTTTTGATTAAAAACGGTGTCCCGCCTGCATTGCCGCCTTCGCAAACTATCGCCGGATTGTAGTCGCCCCCGTCGTAAAAAGTCCCTAAATGCCCTCGGCTTATACCGCCTCTTTTTAGGGAGTATTGCGGCATATACTCTGCCGTAGTAGATAGAGCTACATCAGATATATATTTATCTGTAAATTCAAGCCCTGTCCCCGCCGAATTCACCGCAACATTTTTTTGAGCATTGCCGTTATATGAATCAGGTGTATCAGTCAGCGCTAAAAAGCTAGTAGAATCTGTATCATTTTCTAGTGCATCTAACCGCTCATATACAGGCGACAAATTGACACTTGTACCGCCCATAACGTTTATGATCGGAAAAGGAAATTTGTATTTTTTATTATTGCTCATAACAACAATCAGGACATTGTCTTCAAGCCTTATATCTTTAATGCCTATGCCGTCTTTACCATCTTTACCTTTTTTACCCTGTTTCCCATCTTTGCCGTCCTTGCCATCTCTTATCGCTTGTCGTAGATTGACTTCGGCTGTTTCTACTTTTGTAGATATTACCCGATAAATAGTTTGGTAGTCTGGTTGTGGGATTTGAACTCCATCAACCATTTTTTTCAAAATAGGCTCAATGTCTTCTATTTGTGGAGCGTCTTTTGGTTTCGGCAAAGAATCTACATACTCTTTTAGAGACAAGTGGATAGACTCGTAATCTATCAAATCAGGAATCTTACTTATTAGATTCTGCTCTAGTCTTTGCTGTATTGCCTCTTCATCAGCGTCTTTGCCGTTTTCCGGAGGTGGGATTTTGGCTACTTCGTCTTGAACCTGCCTAGCCAACACATCGGTGACATTTTCCAGAAATGTTGATACCGACTTTTCAAGAGATAGCTCAACGTCTTGTTTAAGCGTAGTTTCTGCCGTAGAGAGACGATTGCTTAACTCTGTAAGCTTGTCAGTTAGAGCCTCTATGAGTTTATACATTTTCTATCTTAGTTCGTAGAAAGTTTTGGAGTAGCTCATTTTGAGCGTCTACCGCCTCTTTTGTCTTAGACAAATCTTCTCGAATAGTCTTCGTTTCCTTGTCGCTATCCGGAAGCTCCAACCCCGCCTTCTCATAAGCTTGCTTTCTTTTTAGCGCCAATTCGACCTCATAGCGGACTATTTCATCGGTAACATCATCAATATTTCTGCCTTGCCTAAAGGCAATTTCGGCAGGAGAAACAACGCCAGACTCCATCTCTGTTTTCATTGCCGTAGCGTCCTTTGCAGGGTCAAGTGTCCTATTGACAACACGCATAAATTTAATTTTTTCGTAAAAATCAGAGTCGGCGTAATAATCTTTTGAGATTTTGCCAGCCATTATGAGAGCCGGAAGTATTTTTTCTTTGTAGAGAGGCTCTATGACAAAATCTAAAAGCTTCGTCCAGTTGTACGCCCAAAGGCTCTCTGCGTCTGCCGTAGCCCCTTTAAATGCCGAGTAATTCACATTTTTAAGGTCTTTATATATTATGGCCGATGAGTAGCCCAAAGAGGAGGCGATTGCCGTCCGCATTGAGTGTTCCATCACCTCAAAAACGCTCTCAGGGCTATGTGGGTTAAAGTGAACCTTATCGCCTAATGGTAGAGCTAGTATCCCCCCATCGCTTGACCTTGAAGCCTTGATAATTTTTCCCATTAATTCTGCCCGTGAAGACTCTATGCTATCAGTTTTCCCATCCACAAGGGCGCTTGTTTGCTTGACGATATTTAGAACCGTAGAGTACAGCGATGTTTCCCAAAAAGAAGTATTTTTTGCTCTTTCTTTTGCGGCTTTTACTTCGTCGCTTGTATAACTATTCAGGTAGGAGGCGGCAACTACAGCGGGTAGAACTAACGGGATTGCCGTATATTGTTTTGCCCCGACCCATCTTTCAATATAATAAATGCAATCTTTTGCGTCTACTTTTTTAGATTCTCCCTGCTTTTGCTTTATCCAAAGTCCCGTTACCCTCCCGTAGGAGTCTTTTTCTATCCCATTTTCGGTGTTTTCATTGCTTTTATTAATATCTATTTCGTCTACACTCACAAGTTCGGAACGATAAGGGATTTCCCAGTCGGCATTGTAGTGATGGACAAGGATAAAGCCGCCCTCCAAAAGAATCATCCTTACCATACCCTCTATCGTCGTATTTAGAGTTTCCAGCCCGCTTACCGAAAAGTTTTTAGGCATATTGTGCTTTTTAATAGCTTTTTCTACTGTGGCGTTCAGTTTTTTATCGTCTGATAAGAACTGAATATTTATCCCAGTCCCTAAAATACCGCTTTGATTGCTCCTCACAAGCGCCGATAGGTCGTTTCCAGACTGGTATTTGCCTCTTATAAAATTCCGCATATCAGGAACATACCATTTCGCTATCTTTTCCAAGTCTGCGCTATCGACATCGTGCGTTGTGTCCTTTAGCTCGTCTAGTATTCTAGCGATATATTCGTACTGGTTTTTCCTGCTAAAGCCAGAAAGCCAACTAAAAAACTTCATTCAAATAGCCCCCTCACGGCAAGTTGATTTTCAAGATTGGTTCGGTGGGGTATTAGCTCTCTTAGCGGCACAAATTTGACCCCATTTGTCGCTCCGGTAGTCCCTATTGTGCTTTCGACCCCAAACTTAAGATTGTTATTGATTGACTCTTTTACAGTGTCAAGCTCGTCTTGCAGTTCTTCTATTTCTTCTTGATTAGTTGCCATTTTCTGCTCTTTTTAGATAATTATACCAAAATTAATAAATATCAACGTATTCATCTATTAATTTTGCCGCCATTTCTTCATTTAACGGCTCCATTAGTAAATCTAGTTCATCGGAAAAGGCTGAACCAATAGCCTGTGCAATACAGTCTAGCAGATGGTTGTCTTTTCGGATTGCATACCAAGTCATTTTGTTCGCCTCTTTACCGTTCTTGACTTCTCTACCATACACCTCGGCGGTCATTTGCATTTCAAAATCTGTCGAGATAGGTTTAACTCTATTTTTTATACTGTCGGCTAAATCCTGATTGACATAAAATAATCGCCCTCTCATTAGCTCATTTTCAACAATTTCAGCATTTTCATCTGACTCTTTTTCTTTCTTTTTTCCTCTCTCCTCTTTTTCTTTGGTTTTGTAGATAGAGCGTTGAATCATATTGTTAAGCGTGTTTTTCAAGGCCGTGGTATTTAGCTTCATTACCTTTCTAACCTCTTTATTGCCGGATATAGTCTTAACCGACCGAGGCATAAACCATACTTTCCTGCCGCTTCTATCTGTTTGCTCCCCCTCGCAAGCGTAGACAATATCCGTTAGGCCATACTCCGTGACAAGTTTATCAACCCAAAAATCGACATCGTCAGTTCTTTCTGCTATACCCCGCCTATCCCGTGTAACCTTTGTTATCCCGTATGCTTTCCCATTCAAATCATAATATGGCGACCGCAACAGTTCCTCTAGTTCGCTATCGGTTTCAGCTCTCCCTGTAGCTATGATATGTAGCTCAAACCCATATTTAAAAGCGCACAAAACCCACCAGTTATGGTCTTTTTGCGTATCTATACCTAAATACAGCCTAATCGTGCCCTCCGGCACAACCCCCATCGGCAGACCATTCCCAAGTTTAGATAATTCGTGAGATTCAATTCTGGTGTTTCGTATATAACACTTATTGTAGTAACCTTGATAGAACTTATTAAGCTCAATAGGGTCATCTTTATGCTGAATATGCCGCTCTACAAAATCGCTTAGCGGAACCGTGTAGGCCAAAAGAGTATTAACCATATACCCCACGCTTGTATATTTTTCTTTTGGCTCTGGGTCTCTTTCCCACGTCGTCATACCATATTCGTCTGTATGGGTTCTAATGACCTGTACCCATTCGCATTGGTTGCTAAGGATAATTTTACTTCTAGCCGCCTCGTTTATTTTTGCTTTGCAATGTGGGCACTCTATATGTGCCGTTGCTTTTGCGTGGGGGATGTATTCTTTCGCAATCATATAATGAGGTATGGAGTCTATTCCTTTTATTCTGCAAAATTCTTCTTCACTGCACCACTTCAAATGAATATCGTCAGGGTAAAAAAGCTCCTCACATTCAGGGCATTTAAGCCAGTATTGAAATTTAACCTCCATCATATCTACAAATTTAAATATCTCGTCGTTTACATCGACTATTGTCGAGGCCGCTATGACCTTACCACCCACTTTTGCAAAAGACTTCATCCTTTCTCTAAATAGAGACACTGTTCCTTTCGCAAATTCGGCAACCTCATCAAGGAAGACTAACTTAGCACTCCAAGATTTTGACTGTTTAGAGCCAACAAAAGAAGCCGTGCCGCCGGGGAATTTTTTTGACACCTCTACGAGTCTTTTCTTAATGTCAAGGGTATAGTCTTGTATTACCTGCGCAACTTTAGGACAACCCCTAAGCAAAGGTTCAAATTTTGTAGACATATACTTACCCAAATGGTCTTCAACAGGCATAACACATAGCATATCACAAGGGTCTGTGTCTATTCTTTTTAATATTGACCCGTGCATAATAATAGTTTTCCCGATTTGCGAGGCAGACATTATGGCAATAGCGGCTACTACAGACCTATCAATGTCTCCAAAAATTTGATACATATGCGGCGTACGGGAAATTTTTATAATGCCGGGGTAAGCACCTTCGCCAATCGTCAGATTTTGCTCTAACCAGTCTGGCGTGGCAATAAAAGGCTCCCAAATCCATATTCTTCTTAGTTTTTGACCTATAAATTTAAGCATTGACCGCCTTGAGAATCTCCTCCGGACTCTTCTCAGTTTGCAATAGGGCAAAAAGCACATCTATTGCAGTAGGAGCGACATCGCCTATCTCATTTTGAATAATTTTTGATACCATCCCGACCGAATGGCCGAACTCTTTATCGATTATTTCGTACATTTCTTCTTGATTTTTATTTTCAAGCAATGGCGGCAATAAATTTCTTAATTGTCGCAACATTGACAAAATAACGGCCGCTAATTCGCTTTGTGCAAAGTCAACAGTTGTTTTAAGGACGTATTCACCCTCTTGAACTTTTCTTTTTAGTCGCTCGGCCAATAGCTTTTCAATCTTATACAGCTTATCAACCTCCTGTGCTGGCATTGCCTCTAGCTCTTGCTCGTTTATCTCCTGCTGTTTGGGTTTGATCTTAGATTTTGCTATTAGCCCCGTCTTTTTGCTTCTAGGGGCGGGGATGTTTTCGTTTTTCCACTCAATCGTATCCAAAACATCAAATAGAGAATGTGTATTTAGCGATAATGCACTAGGGAGAAGTCCTTTCGCCCTCCAATTTTGGACTGTTCTTCTATCGCAATCAAATAAAGAACATAGCCCCTCTGTAGTAGCCAGTAGTTGTCCGTCAACAAGTACGACCTCAACACGAGTAACGTTTTTTTTGGGGTAAGCCTGCTTCGCTCTGCTGTATAGGTCTTGATTATTAGCCAATTTTCACCTTCATTACCCGACAAAACTCTATAAAAGCGTTTATGATGGATGTATTACTCTTCCCATCCATCTTTTTTATGGTTGTCACAAACTGTGAAAAGGACTTAAGGAGTTCGTAGTCTTTCAGTTCCGTAGGGGTTATGTTGTGCATAGAGCAAAACACCCCCATCGCTAAGGCATCATACTCCGCTCTTTTTGTTTTTCGCATATGGTATAGCGTATTTGGGTGCTTCCCTACTTGCTCGGCGACAATGACAACAGACAATATCTCTTTTGGTTGGTAGTTTTTCGCTAAAAGTACCGCTTTTTTGCGCTTTTGCCCCATATATTATAATTTCTCCCGACCTAGAATCTGAAGCCTCTCCAAAATATTGGGTAAAATCCTACTTTTTTTTTGCTTAAAATTAGTTAACGTGTGAAATTGAAACAAAAAAATGGTTGAGAGGGGAAAAACGAGGCTCTGCCGACC